TATATAGATTTTATTATTAAATATATATATTATAGATGTCAAGAAATTATGCAAACTACAGTCAATATTTAGGGGCTCAAAGATGTTGTGATTCAAGAGGACCGGGGCCTGTTGGACCTCAAGGACCTACTGGACCTGGCGCTGTAGGGCCCATCGGCAATACCGGTCCTACGGGTAGTAGTGTAACTGGTCCTACTGGACGAGGGTGCGCGGGTCCTACAGGTCCTATTGGTCCTTCTGGTCCTGCAGGGGGACCTACTGGTGCTCAAGGTGTCACCGGGCCTCAAGGTGATACAGGTGCTCAAGGTGTCACAGGTCCTCAAGGTGATACAGGTGCTCAAGGTGTCACAGGTCCTCAAGGTGATACAGGTGCTCAAGGTGTTACAGGTCCTCAAGGTGTCACAGGTCCTCAAGGTGTCACAGGTCCTCAAGGTGTCACAGGTCCTCAAGGTGATACAGGTGGAACTCCATGGACACCTACGAATTTTAGCACTGGTGCTACTGGATACACAGGTATTGGTTACACAGGAGATGTAATGGTTTTTGGCAAATTATATGTCCAAGGCGGCATTGACCCAACTTATTTAGCTTTAACTCCACAAGGTTTAAATCCAATTCCAGCTGGATTAGATGGAATATGGATTGAAAATGGAGGTTCATTAAGAGTTCAAAAAATGAGAATGGATGATTTTTCTGGCGCAACTGGTGGATATGTAGATATAAATCCTATATCAAATCCGCAAATTACATTATCTGATGGTATTACACCGACAGAAATAAATTTCGTTACATTAAATAACAATCAGATATCATTAAATGACTTTTCAGGCGCAACAGGCGCTACAAATACAATTACTCCTACTGCTATTGCTATTGTTGGAGAAGGTGTTGGTAGTGTTGGAGTTCAACTTGGAGATATTAATGTGAATGGAACTGCGAGTGCAGGATTTTCTGCTATAACTGCTACAAGTGCGAGTATGAGTTTATCTTCTGGTGGTATTGGAACTCTTCCTTTTCCCGGTTCTCCTCCTACTGCTACTGCTTCATTACAAACTACAACTACGAATGCTACATTACAATATACTTATAGCGGACAATTTACGAATGGTAAGCAACTGTCTTTGGATTTGGACGGATTAACTCATACTACAAGCGACGGAACAGGTGATTTTACAATTTCTACAAACGGAGATTTACTAATGACTGCCGATAATATTGATTTGTCTTCTACTGGTAGAATGATTGTCCCTACTCTTGCTACTGGGGATTATTTGGACTACAACCCTGCTACTGCTAATCTTACTTTGGCGACAAATAATACTGGAACACCAGCAAATCCAATGCTTACATTAAATCAAAACGATACTGCTACTGGTGCTGGGACGATGAAGTTTTACAAGAACTTAAATGTTGTTGGAAACGATATTGGTGTAATTACTTTTAATGCGAATACAACAACCGCAAACAATCAAGAATACGCAAGAATAGCATCAACTATTCGTAGTAATACAAGTGGTAATTTGGACGGCAGTATTGGTCTATTCGCAAGAGTGAATAATTCTAATACAGAGTTTATTAGGATAAATGGTGTAGATAGTCAAACCGAGTTCTTACAACCGATAGATGTGAATAATAATGCTATTACTAGTGGAACTGGTGATATTACTTTGAATGCTTCTACTTCAACAACAACTGGTAATATTACTCTTACCCCAAAGACAACTCTTACATTAAACTCACCCCTTACCCCTATTCAAGCGTCAAATGATTTACAGATGGCGAGTGATAAGTCAATATTCTTAATTGATAGTTCCCCTGCTGTTGTTGCGACGACAATTGGTAGTGGAGAGGTTAAAGTAGATGATATTACTAATTTACACAGAACAATAATGCGTCCTACTGATTTTTCAGTGGTAGATACTAATACAGGTGAAACAAATACTTACTCAACATCAGGGTTTAGTAATTCAACAAACAATATCCAGTGTAACGCTAATAATGGTTTCGTAATGTCGCTTGGAGCAAATGTTAATCAAACTACTTTGAACTTATCAAAAATGGAGATATATAATACTGGTAGTGGAGGGTTAGTTGGTGATACAATTTTACTACAAAATACAGGGTCAGGTAATCCTGTATTAAATCTCCAATCAAGCGACGCTAATACAGGTGATACAACGGCGATGGGAGCGTCTGTTAGTGGTATTGGATTAAATTATCAAAATGCTTTGACTCAATCAAAAAATCTTCAAATGAATTGTCCTGCTGGTTCTGCTGGTGTAATAAGTTATACGAATACTCTCAATAGTGATAATCTTATTGTTGCTTCAAATAATACATCTTTGGAACTCAATACTGCTAATGCTTTGATATTAAATGGTAGTTCGCTCTTGGATACTAACGCAGGTGGTAATTCAGGACAGAACTTAGTTATAACTATTAATGGAAATCAGTATAAAATCGCTCTTCTCAATCCTTAAAAAATATCCGCCCTATACATAGATGCCCGTTTGGACGACTTTCCAAAGTGGAAACTACCAAAAAGATATGTAAAAAGGGTATTTTAAATGAGAAAAGGCGTAAAATAATATATAAATTTTATTATTAAATATATATATTATAGATGTCAAGTTATTATAGAAATTACAGTCAATATTTAGGGGCCCAAAGATGTTGTGATTCAAGAGGACCGGGACCTGTTGGACCTCAAGGCCCTACTGGACCTGGTGCTGTAGGACAAATTGGTAATACAGGTCCTACGGGTAGCAGTGTAACTGGTCCTACTGGACGAGGGTGCGCGGGCCCTACTGGTCCTTCTGGAGGTCCTACGGGTCCTACTGGGGCTACGGGTCCTCCGGTTAGTTTTACTGGGGCGACAGCAGGATTTTACAATCTATTAATGGTTGATACAATTTCAGGCATTATTTATAACAGCACCGCTACTTCACCTGAGACCAAAACATTTGTAATAGATAACCCCACAAACGAGAACAAGTATTTAGTACACGCGTGTCTTGAAGGACCTGAAGCAGGTGTCTATTATAGAGGCAAAGGAGAAATTACAAACAATGAATGGGTAGAAATCAGATTGCCGCATTATGTTGAAAAACTCGCACACGATTTTACCGTCCAAATTACACCCATCTACGGCAACAAGATAGTAACATTAAATTCTAGTGAAATTGAGAACAACGCATTTAAGGTGTATGGCGAAAACTCCAAATTTCATTGGACGGTTTATGGAAACAGACATTATATTAATGTCGAGCCTGATAAGGACACTGTAAATGTTAAAGGCAATGGTCCATATCTATACATTTGATTTGAAATTTAATCTTATAAATAAAAATTATATATTAAAAATAAATATATAATTAACTAAAAATGAGTACTATTGTATCTGCATTTGTAAGCAATATCAATGAAAGATATACAGATACGTTAACACGGTATTACAAATTTGGAAAACTATTATTGAAATCTAACGCCCCAAAAATAATTTTTCTAGATGAACCAATGTATGATTTAATCGGCGATGAATATGACAAGACAAATACAGTAATAATAAAAATACAAAAGCAAGATGTATATTTATATAATTATATAGATAGGCTAACTAGGTTTAATGTAAACTCAACAGATCATACAAAAGATACAGTTGAATTTATGTTTACCATCTGTAATAAGACGGAATGGGTCAAGGAGGCAATTTTATTAAATTATTTTAAAACCGACAATTTTATATGGGTTGACTTTGGTATTCGGCACGTATTTAGCGGAACAGACGATGCCTTTATAGAAAAAATCAATGCTTTAAGCTCTAAAATGTACAGCGGTGTTAGAATTGGCGCAATATGGAATTTAAATAGCATGTTTAATATTGATGTTTATAAGGATATTGCGTGGTATTTCGCTGGCGGAATTTTTGGCGGAAATGCAAATTTTCTAATAAAATTTTCAGAGTTGATGAAAGACAAATGTATTGATATTATGACGAACAAAAATGCTATAATGTGGGAGGTAAATATATGGTATTTAATTTATACTGAAAATCAAACCGTTTTTGACGTTTATTATTGTAATCATGATAACAGTATCATTACAAATTACTAGGTATATTTTACGATGGAATCTATATATTTTTTATCGTAAACTCCAATGCGCGTAGTTCGATCCCACGTGCTGTAATTCATGAGGACTTGTTCATCTTCAACAACAATACTCAAACAATACTCAATTGGTTCGCCTTCAAATTTAAAAGGGGCTGAATAGCGCAACAAATTCATCTCTCCATCGAACACAACGATTACGTGATAATAGTGTCGTGGCTGTTCATAAGAGACAATATGTGTAACAAACCAAATCTCGTCCTCCACGATTTTAATAGTTATGTTTCCATTATTATTACCTCCGTGTTGCTTCGAATACTTAAAACCGCAAGTAGAGCCTCGCGTTCGGCTGAAAATGCCCGGCATTTGTCTAGTTTCGACCAAATTCAGCGATTTATCTGTGTCATTAATTTTACAGATTTTCAATGGGGACCAATCGTATATAACATGAGTAGAACCCTTATAGTCAACGTAGACCCAATTTTTCTCACAAGACGCCTTGTTGAAAGTGGGAGTAATTTCCATTCCATTTAATCTTCCGCCTTGATAATCATAATCTCCCACTACGATACCGATCTGATTGTTCGCGTGATAACCGGTTCCGATAAAAAGCGACTTCTTACTTTCTACATCAAAAAATATTCTGAGATCTTCAACACCAATATACCTTCTATTATCAAACGTCAAACCAAACCATTTTTCAGAAGCAATTTTAAGCTCTGCGTCTAATTCGATACATTTATTGACCGTTATAATATGTTTATCGCAATGTAAATAGCCGCCGCCCTCATTAATATAATAGTTGACATATCGAATATTCATTTTATATCCGCCGGCGTTATCCGCGTTGGGAATAAGACAACTAGAAGAGGAGTATAATTTGACATCTTCATTGTTAATCTGAGCAATAACCGAATTATCAACGACAATCCTAGACTGTTGTATTAAAAGATCCTTGTAGAATTTCATATTTTCAAGCATGTTATTAACAAGACCATCATCCTTGGAATTATTTAACACCTGGATAATCTCATAATTTATGTTTGTATTTCCGGTGTAAGCAGCGAATACCGTATATTCGTAATAAATTTTGCTGGTGTATACGTCATCATGTAAAAACAAATAATTATCTCTTCGGCAGTTATGATCCAATACCTTTCTAGCTAGCTGATAAATCATCTCGCCCAGTTTATGTTTGGAATTTAATCTGTAATGATTAATGATTTCATATAATCCTTCAAGACGGTCTGGATAATATTCGTATCCTTCTAGCCAATAATGTAAAGCGTCGCTCATTTTGTCCATTTTTTTAAAGCATAGTCCAATTCTATAATAACTGTACCACACCTCTTCTTGCCATCCTCCAAACTGAATTCGTTTTTTATATACATTAATTGCCTCTTCAAATCTTCCCGAATCGTGGTAACTATTTGCTAGATAAAAATGATATCTAACATTATTTGGTTCTTCCTTTAACCCGTCTAGAAGCAAACGTATATCGCGTTCAAATTTATCGTGCTTTGAGCCACCGTCCCCAAAATCCCGAATAAACATGTCTTTTTTCTCAAACACAGCAACCTTGTTGTTACTTGGCGTCTCGATATATTCGTGTGTCACACCAACATACTTGTATAACCCATTGTTTTTCACAATTCTCATATTTTGATAATAAAAGGAATCGTTCCCTTGAAGAATGTTAAAGCTATCAGACCGGTCGAGAAGACTTTTATTAAAATTATTGACTTCAAGCACCATATCAGCATCAAGCAATAATATAAAATCAGACATTCCTAAGCACGATTGAAGCGCAAAATTCCTATTGTGACAAAAATTTTTGAATGGTTCTGTTACCACTTTGCCTGGTATATTTTTACTATGAAAATATTCGGTAATTAAATTAACCGTATTATCGGTGGAACCGGTATCGCAAATGCAATAACAATCAATAACAGAGAGAACTGAATCGAATAATCTTGTAATAATTTTGCCTTCATTTTTTACAATCATATTTAAACATAATGTCGGTGTTTTGGTGTTGTTTAAAATAAGCTCCATACTTATTATTTGATAAATTTTTTAAATTGTAAATAAATAAATAAATATATATTATAAATATAATAATGGCCAGCACTCGATTTAAATATGACGACTGTAGAACGAAAAAATCATTACAGCAATCCACAGACCCTGGAAGGTGGATTTTAAATGTTCCTGGCAATGGCGCGAATCCGTGCTATATGGAGGACCCTCAAATTATTATACAAAAATGGGGAGGTAATTTAAGAACAAACACCATAAATTTAGAAAGTGATCTACGTGGTGTAAATAGGCAAATCGGGCGGGATTGTTTAGGAAAAGACAATTATACACAGTATAATGTTCCAAATGAACCCATTAAGTACCCAACATGTAACAATTTGTTTACAGAACAGTCGAGGGCAACAAATCCGGCGTGGTGGTATCGTGATTTAGAGCAGGTAGACTGGCAATACCCGCCCCTAAACCCTCAAGCAAATACGTGCTTGCCATTTCAGAATAATTTAAGCACACGAATTTTAGAGAAAGATTACTTTACTCCAAAGAGAGTTTGTGTTATTGACGAAACTAAAAACGAGCTTCCTTCAAGTTTCAGTTTAATTAGAGGTGGTTATGTAGGCGGGCCTACAACGTGCCAGCAAACGAATTCCTGCCAAACCAGGTAATTAAGACTAGCCAACCTCAAGTAATTTAGATTATTATATGAATAAAATATAATACTCTATATATATAAATATGGAAATAGCGATCCCTTTAATAGCATTAGGTGGTATGTATGTTGTATCAAATCAATCAAACGAAAATTGTAGTAAAAATGAAATAAAACAAAGCAGAAGGGAAAAATTTACAAATATGGGAATAAGAAGCAATTTAGGTGTAAGGACCGATAATTATTTACCAAACACAAATATTCCTCCTCAGAATTTTCCGGTGTCAAATATTAACCAGTTAGTAGATACCGTTCAGGAATATCCCAATCCAAATGTTGCGACTGATAAATATTTCAATCAGAATTTATATGAGAAACAAGTAAGGAGTCACAAACCTGTCGGACAAAATCCCCAAGAAGTGTATTCATTAACTGGCAATTATTTAAATTCGGATCAGTTTAAACATAACAACATGATTCCCTTTAATGGTGGTAAGGTAAAGGGACGCACATATGATATGAATATTTCAGAATCAGTGTTGGATAATATGATCGGTTCGGGTTCTCAGGTAATTAAGAAGATAGAGCAGGCTCCTTTATTTAAGCCTGAAGCCAACATGCAATGGGCCTACGGTATGCCCAACCAGAGCGACTTCTATCAGTCAAGAGTAAACCCCGCAATGAAAAATAATAATGTGAAGCCATTTGACTCCATTACGGTTGGTCCTGGGCTAGACCAAGGATACGGAATAAATGGTAGCAACGGATATAATTCGGGCATGGAGGCCCGTGACAAGTGGTTACCCAAAACGGTCGATCAATTGAGGGTTGAAACCAATCCTAAGCTTGAATATGAGCTCGTTAATCACGAGGGTCCTGCGAATTCCTTTATAAAAAACACACCAACAACTCAACTGTTAGGTCGTGTGGAAAAACAGCGACCAGACACGTTTTTTATCAATACACAGGATCGTTGGTTAACAACTACAGGCGCAGAAAAGGGAGAAACATTGAGACCTATTCAGGAGATGGGTGTGGTTAGACGTAATGATATTGAAACTGAATATATGGGGCCTGCGGGGGCGACAGATATTAAGGCAGCAACCGCGCCAGAGAACTTTGAGCCGTCAAAACGCCACGAGGTTTTGTCATGTGGCGTAAATCATTCAAGAGCTACAGGACAAGGTAACCATACAGATAAAGATATATATTTGCGAAGCCATACAAATTATGAAAACAATCGAAGCACTGTAAGGCAACCCGAAACATTGAGAAGCGGGTTTAGTGGAGCTATTGGGGCGGTCATTGCGCCTTTAATGGACTTTTTAAAACCGACCCGTAAAGATGAAACTATTAACAATGTTCGCATTTACGGCGAGGCAACATCGTCTGTTCCGAAGGGATATGTGTATAATCCTCAGGATGCCACCTCCACAACCGTCAAAGAAACAACCCTTTACGCACCCACATTTCACATTAACAATCAAAAGGAGAGCATGTATGTTAATAATTACACTGCTCCAGATTCAACACAGAGAGATTCTACAAGTTGTCAATATTATACCGCTGCTGGTGGCGCATCTACTGGGTATGGTGATATGAATTATGAGGCCGCTTATAGACAACATAATAACGATATAAAGTCTTCTACGATTGGAAATAGACCAAACCAAGGTGGAACACAAGTGTTTAATCAACAGATGCACTTGACCACAATTAAGAGCGATACCGACCGTTTAGATGGAAGAGTCAATCCGGCGTTTTCTAGATTATCTGGGCTGCCTCCGTCTGTAAATACATACGGCGCGATTCGAGCACCACAATACTACAATGAATGCGCAAGTTGTGACCGTATTCAACCGGATATATTGTCTGCTTTTAAAAATAACCCATACACACATTCATTAACCAGCTCGGTTTAACCCCACAAAATAACAATTTTATATTTTATCATTTACGTTGTATTAAAATATAAAAACACGTCGCGAAATATAATAAGTCTGAATGTCCTTACAAATTCATCAAAATATAAAAGATAAATTGAGTTTTTTTTATGAGAGCCATAAAATCCCGAATTTACTTTTTCACGGCGCAACTGGTAGCGGAAAACGCACAATTGTAAACGAATTTATATCGAAAATTTATGGCGGCGACAGGGATAAAATAAAGGCATTTGTAATGTATGTAAATTGTTCACACGGAAAAGGTATTAAATTTATTCGCGACGAGTTGAAGTTTTTCGCAAAAACACACATAAATTCAAATGGCGGTAATGTGTTTAAAAGTATTGTTCTGCTGAATGCAGATAAATTAACAATGGATGCTCAGTCGGCTCTGCGTAGATGTATTGAGTTGTTTAGCCATAATACGCGGTTCTTTATTGTCGCCGAAGATAAATATAACTTGATGAAACCCATCTTATCCAGATTTTGTGAAATATATGTTCCATCACCAGTCATAAATGGCAAGGCTATAAATTTATATCAACACAATCTTAATGAGCTGTTTAAATTGAAACCTTTAAAGTCGCGACGTATTGGTTTTTTAGAAAATGAGTTATTAAAGTATGTAAACAAGAAGGCGCAGCCTGAAGATATGATATTGTTATGTGTGAAATTGTATGAAAAGGCATATAGTGGATTAGATATTATAAATTTAATAGAAAACCCGAAATTTATGGAAGGTGTCTTGAGCGATGATAAAAGATATGAGTATCTTGTCTGCTTTAGTCGTGTGAGAACCGAATTTAGAAATGAGAAACTATTAATGTTGTTTATATTAAATTTCATTTTTTTAAGTTCAGAACTGGCTTTAGAAAATATAAGTTTTATGTAAATGGATGATTTCAATGGAAGCGCTCTTCACGAATCGAAAAACGAATGGGGGTCTCGTTTAGTAACAATTTTGACACCTTTAATCATTGACGGCTACAAGTCTATTTTAGAAGAATCCTTAAAGTTGTGTAAAGACAACGGAGAGACTAACAAATATTTAATGACCTTTCAGAACCTGATATCAAGAATCCCCAAATGGAACGCGCAAATTATCGAGACGGAGAGAAAACGCATTTGTGAAAAATCAGGGTGCTCTTATTTAGAGGAGCTCATCACGTGTGTTCATATTATCCAACTAAAAATTCTAACTTCTATGAGGGTTGGACAAAAGCAGAAGAAGATTGATATTAATATTCCCAAGCTAGACGAATTTGTACATAAAACATATATCAATGTGGCTAGAAAGGTTTACAAGAATGTTTATTTATTCGAGGTAAATTTGCCTCCTTTACAGATTCAAAAAAATCACAGAGAACTAGAAATAATTGTTCAAGAATGTATATTAAACACATTAAGAGATAGTATCCCAGTTGAGGCAATTTTGAAGGCTTATATGGATGAGAGCGTTGAAGAGGATGTAATTGAGGAGGTAAATGAACAAATAATCGACGAACCTATAAAAGAGGCGGTAGTAGCTGGTAAAGTTGCGAACGTTGAGGCAATCATTGAGCAGCAACAAATCCCAACTCCCCTTCCTAGTCGTTTGAGTTTTAATGATATCGATTATGTTCAAAATCAAGACGGAGCTGTATCAAATGTAAATGCGCCCAAGAATATTTCGCGTCTAGAAGAAATCAGCAGCGTTAGAGCGCAACAAAGGAAACAAGACGAAGAGGACGAGGATGATTCCCCAAAACTACAAATCTCTACACAGCCATTTAATTTAGATGCTTTAGATATTCATAATATCGAAGAACCTTCGATTGACTTGTTACCTGATTTGTTGATTGATGAAATCGAGATTTTGGAATAATTGCGTAAAAACGTAATTTAGAATCTGGTTTAGTAATTTAAATGAGTAATATATTTATTATTGCGGCAGTCATCTCGGTAGTATTTTTGATTGCGAAATTTATTGAAATGAGATTTATTGAAAGAGAGAGCAAACCACTCAAACTATTAATTCGAGACGCTCTTGTTGTTTATTTTAGCGTTGTTTCGGGTTATTTTATATTGAACCAAATTGAACCAGTAACACACGGCGATTCAAATGTAACGCCAATCTTTACGGATAACCCTGGCTTTTAGATGAAAAGTATTTTTATTATACTATTATATAATGAAAATAAATACAAGAGAAAATATACGGAAAAATACAAGAAAAAATATAACTCGTAGAAGAAAAATTATACGAAAGTGTGCTACGAGAAGACGCGGGTGTAAAAAGTCAACCCAATCAAGGAAACGAAAAATGTCCGGAGGAGTGTTTTTCACAAAAGAGCAAATGAATTTTAAGAATGCGTTTAGAGCTGAGTTTATGAAAGCGTTTGAAATTCTTAAAAAGGACCAAACCAAAGGAGTAATTGCGTTAAAAAAATTAATAAGAGAGAATCATCTAGGCATAAATACAGTAATCCCGCTCACACATAATATGATTCCGGTTTATAAACGCCCGAATTCTCCTGAAATAATAGCATTTGCGCCGTTACTAGTTGTTATTTTTGAGAATATAGACGATTCATATACGAAAACGCGTTTAACAGATCTTTTTATAAACAAAAAGGGGAATATAAATCTCACTGATTACGCAAATAAAACATCCGCATTATCAACCGCTGTTAAACTACAAGATAAAGAATTAGTCGATTTTTTGTTAGATAATGGTGCGGATATATCAGTCTTAACACCAGAACAGAAGGGTGCGTTGGTTTCTCTCGAACTTAAGAAGAAGTGGGAAGCAGAATCGAAGCCTATTCCTATTGTTCCTGCACCTGCGCCATTAGTGGAACCCATTGTAGAGGAAGCACAAATAGAGGAAGCAATTAAAGAAATCGAAGAAATACACGCTCCTCCACGTTCAATTCCTCTTGTAAAATTAACAATCCCAACTGAGCTACCTGAAACAGGATATGCGCCTGATATAGAACCTGAGTTTTGGAAACCAATTTTTAACGAAAATGAAATGACAACATTGCGTCAAACATTGCGCGAAATGTTAAGTAAGGACAATGAAATAATGATTGATAAACAAACGAGAGAAGCCTCCCAAATGTGGAGTGTATGTGAAATTGTTAAAACCATAATACCAACTTATTACACTCAACTAAAAAATGACCCATACGATGTTTTTGGAACACTCATGTCTGATAAAGATATCGATTTCTCTCATTTTAATATATTACTGTGCGCTTCTTTACTTGTTTTTGGAATTGTGTCGTATAAAATGATTGGGCAGGACTACAAACTATTATTTAAAGGAGGAAAGGCGGTCCAGCTAGTATTAAAAGGAATATCAGAAATGGGTGAGTACAAAACCGAGGATATTGATGTTTTAATCATGCCCAACACAGATATTACATACGACGAGAATAACGTAAAGAATTTAGCAGGACACATATCTTATCTAATAAAATGGTTTTTACAATCTCCAGAATTAAAATACAACATTTCCGTTCTTCCACCAAATCCGGCGAATATGCGCGCGAATCCATTCATTTTCAAGCTAAGTTATGTTAAGGACGTAAAAAAATACGACCATAGAAAAAATATGATGATAGATGATTTTAGACAGTTCTCAGACGTTGATTTTAAGAAGGTCCCTGAAGATGTAATGAAGCACTTTGATACAGCAACTGATTATTCTTTTGTCATTTCCGAATTACATACAAAGGTATTATTTAGATGTCCCAATTTGGGCGCATTATTGGACGAAAAGGTTTACTATTATGCCAAGTACATTGAACTTAAAAATTTACTGACCCAAAACAAACCCATAACCGATCCAGAGTATAAGACTACGACAATTCCTGATTGTGAAAGATTTTTAGAAAAGTTCAAACGTGCTATTTTACCATTGAACAAAGGGTTACAGAAGCAGCGAGGTAAACAAGTCACAGCAGAAAAAGAAACAATGGAGCCGCGTCTGATAAAATTAAATATAACAGACCCTCAGCTTATAAGGTCTGTTATGGACAGCTTATATCCATAAACATCGCCACAAATTCTACGACATTATACGATAACGAATTATTGTATAATATAATTTACCGTCCCGTCCAAACTTTTACAATATATGCTGGTAGAGTGCCTTTTTTTAAGTCAGTCATATAATGATCAAATGTGTATTCATAACTCTTATACACATCCATAATATTTCCAAATACTGCCTTTTTATTTGCCAGACTAGGGTTTTCTTTGGAAAATATACATCCCAATATTCTCTCTAAGCAGCATCTATCCCTCCTGATTTTAACTGTGTCTATCATAGATGTAATGCGATATTTGTTTTCTATCTGTAACAAGAAACCGTGATTTATATAGGCTTGACAACCAAAACACCCAGCCCATTTATTGTGATTCAGACCAAATATTGTCAACTCGGTTAGTTTAAGGGACTCTTGGACGGATTGCGCGTTGCGTAGACCCTCTGTAATTCTATTAGAATTGTTAATATCCTCTTTATCTGGGTTAAAAAACCATAGCGGCAAAACTGATCTACCATTGAACGCTTCAAATGGGACCCTTTTATGAAAAAAAAGGCTGTCGTGCATAATTACCGCATTTTCAAAAAACTTATTTTTAATATAATAATAGTAGGGTAATAGCTCCCCTCTTCCGTGAAATTCAGTTTGTATTACAGTTAGGTTTCTGTAATCCGCCTCAGGTTTTATAAAAGCATAATTGCTGTTGTCATCAATAATAACAATTTGCCTATGTGGATAAAACGTTCGTAATAACTTAACGCACCGATTCCAATATTTATTTGATTTTTCAGAGTTAACGTGTCTTGTTATGATAAATCCAAATGAGCTCATAATATAGAATGATATTATTGTATTATGAACTAAAACGAAATGTATGATTAAAATGCTAAATTCTTACACATATGACGGAATACTGTCAATATCTATTACATCGTCGGGGACAGCGCCCTTAAAATCGGAAAACGCATTAAATTCCGGCCTTTCTAATTGAGCTTGAGGCGTGTGGTTATGAACACACCTGGCAATCATTTTATACAATTTAAAGTCGGGGTATCGGTCAGTACCGTTGTTTTTATACAACATATTTATACCTTTATCGTCTAAACACCACTCGACAATCAAACGCTTAACAGGGTCTGCGCACTTGGACAACTTATGAATTTCTTCGGTATCCTCAACCACGTAATCAAAGATAGAACATGCTAGGCGACATAAGTCGAAACTGTAATTTGGCTCCAATCTCGGTTTCTTATCATTCAAATAGGGTTCGGTATTATACTGAGTTGCCGCATCGCCGCCTGTTTGGAAACTATCACTGCAGAACAACTTGCCGTTGAACTTATAAATACTTCTTCCAAAATCAATAATTTTAAACAGGCGACCAAATGTTGGCACCTTATAGTACTTCTTTTTGTAGCAGTAATAAATGAATTTTTTGTTTGTATGATTATACATGACATTATTTGTGTGTAGGTCGTTGTGTGTTAGATTAAATGCCTTTTGATACGTAATTAGAATCATAATTATTTGCATAAGCGCAGAAAACCATTCCTCGTCGCTTAGTTCATTATTCTTTAGAATTAAATCATCAAATGTATTTTCACAACACTCCATACTTATAACTTGAACGGGAAATTTCGGAATAGTTGCGTTTATTCTCTCTTCCTCTTCATCAGATTCGTCATCATCATCATCGTCTTCCCATTCACCGCTATCATCGCTATTATTTTCTTCATGCTCTCCACTCTCGCTAGTATTATCATGTTCTTTATCCCCCATATCTTCATCTTCAATAGCTCCATCGTTGCTACTTTCGTTTGTATATGATGACCTTGACGAGCAAGTGGAATTTGATTTAAGTGACACACGGTCGGTACTTTTGTTGTCAAGCATATCAGCATCAGTAAGATCAACTAAATCGGCCAGATCAGACAAATTAATAGTATTTTCTGTTAAATTGTCCAATCCGATTGTGTTTTCTTCAAATACGTTGTCAAAAATTTCATTGTTGAAGGATTTTGCGGATAATTGCGACATGGCGCTTGTAGTATGTATTTTGATTGGTTTCAAAACCGGATTTTCATTTTGAATCAAATGGTCATAGTCGTCAATTTTAAATAAGACATTTTTATTCTTATTGAAGAAGTCGGAATTGTTTAAATAATCAATATCGTCATATACATTAAACGTGAAATCATTCTTAATTCCTAAAAAGGAACCGTAATAATCGATACCATGTGAAAATTTATGGTTTTGCTTCAATCCACTTGTTAAGAAGGTGAAAAAACCATCAACATACGCTGAATTGTTTTGGTCTACAAATTTCGCGTTACAGTCTAAATCACTTGATGTTAATTGAGGCAATACGAACAAATTTTCATCATTGACATTATATTTACCTATCAAATATTTATAAGGATCCAACAAGGGAGCCATTTTAAAAAACCCCATTACATCCTTCTGTTTATTGTTATTTGTGTTCTTAACTTTGCACTTGTATATATTGTTGTCATTTTCAAACTTATTCGCTCCGGAAAGATACCATTCGTGGTTTAAATTTATACTGTTATAATTCGTATCGTTCAATGAGAAAAATCGCGTATAAATTGGTATAAAATTTTGCATATCCGACATAAATAGGGATTCGGGTTTTGCTAAACTATTAAAAAGTTCTAGGTTCTTTCGTTTTTGATAATTAATCAACATACTTTAGCTAATTAATATATAAATTATATGTGTTTTTAACTCATTGTATGGCTTAAACACTTTTTGGTTGTTATATCGGTATCTTCTAGTAAATATGTAAATGTTAAAAGCGTTCTTATTCTGTTAAATTCGTTTAGCATAATATATTTATTTTATCGATTTATTAAAATGACGTTAGAATTGAAAAAATTTGATATGAAAAATATCAGCTTTAAGCCAAATGAAAATAAAGGTCCTGTGGTTGTGTTAATCGGCAAGAGAGACACCGGCAAATCCTTCTTGGTTAGAGATTTGTTATATTATCAGCAAGATATTCCAATTGGAACGGTAATTTCGGGCACGGAAGAAGGTAACGGGTTTTATGCGAAAATGGTACCCAAGTTATTCGTTCACAACGAGTATAATTCTGCTATCATTGAAAATATTCTAAAACGACAGAGAACCGTTCTTAAACAAATTAAAAAGGAAATGGAGACGTACAAACGCAGCAATATTGATCCCAGAGCATTTGTTATTTTAGATGATTGTCTCTATGACAACACGTGGTCGCGAGACAAATTAATGCGCTTACTCTTTATGAACGGAAGACATTGGAAGGTGATGTTAGTGATAACTATGCAATATCCCCTAGGCATTCCGCCCACACTGAGAACAAATATTGATTATGTATTCATTCTTAGAGAGAATTATATCGCAAACAGAAAACGTATATATGAAAATTACGCGGGCATGTTCCCCACATTTGAGAGCTTTTGTCAAGTGATGGATCAATGTACCGAAAATTACGAGTGTTTGGTTATTAATAACAACTCAAAATCAAATAAATTGCACGATCAGGTATTTTGGTACAAGGCAGATAACCACGGGGACTTTAGATTGGGGTCGAAGGAGTTTTGGGATTTGTCCAAGAACCTCAAGGACGACGAAGAAGAGGAACAATATGACCCAAATGCGGTGAAAAAACGAGGCGCAGGACCTAAAATTAGCGTTAAAAAAGCGAGTAAATGGTAGAAAGTAATGTTTCGCTTTTATAAAACTTGCTTTCTTATTTAGAAAGCAAGTTTTCAACGACTTAAAGAGTATCTTACAATAAATAGTATAATAAGATGCAAGAACTAAATATTGTAGAACTCATAGAGAAAAATCCAATCTCTAAATTGTCAAAGGATTATAATAACAAATTATTAAATAAAATTAAGGATAATTTTACTGATTTTGAACAACAATTATTTGTAAGTAGTTTTTATTGCTACTTAAATTATAATACAAATATTGATTTTGTAGTTGATTTAGATGATATATGGAGATGGTTAGGTTTTTCTACTAAACAAAATTCCGAAAGAGTGTTAGAAAAACATTTTAAGTTAGATATAGATTATAGAAATCTTGCTTATCAATTTGGAAAAGCAACTTCCGAAGAAGAATCTTCCATTAAACAACACGGTGGACACAACAAACAAACAATATTATTAACAATAAAATGTTTCAAGTCATTATGTTTGAAGGCTCAAACAAAAAAAGCCGGTGAAATCCACGAATATTATATGAAAATGGAAGATGTTTTACATCAAATAGTGGAAGAGGAAACCGACGAATTAAAACTTCAATTGGAACAAAAAGAAAATATTATCTTGGAAATAAAACAAAGTTCCAAAAAAGAAAAACAAAAAGCAGTAGAACAAGCTACAATTATTCAGTTCCCATTAAATACTGAATGTATATATTTTGGAACAATTGACAACACAAATGAAGATAATGAGAAACTAATAAAGTTTGGTCACACAAATGACTTGGCAACAAGAATATTAGATCATCGTAAAAAATATAATAATTTTATTTTAGCAGAGGCATTTAGAGTTCAAAATAAAGTGGAAATTGAAAATCTAATAAAAACGTATCCTAAAATTAAAAGACAAATTCGTTCACTTGAAATAAATGGGAAAAACAAAACAGAGATTATTGCTTATGATGCTACAAATTTTACAATAGAAAAGTTATCAAAGCATATTAAGGATATTATTCATTCTAAAACATATAGTATAGATAATTTTAATAGATTAATGAACCAAAATGAAGAATTAGAAAATGAAAACAGAGAATTAAAAGAAAAAAATAAGTCTCAAGAAATAATGATTACAGAGAAAAATATTGAAATAAATAGATTGAGTGAAAAAATAGAAAACCAACAAAAGGTTATCGAGACTGTTAAAATTGAAACGCAATCTGTTTACCAAAATGTATTATTGCCGGAAGATGATATGAATAAAAAGTTTAATGATTTTGTGAATGAAATATGTATTGTTAGAACCGATGTTGAAGAATTATCTGTCAATCTGGAAGGGCGGTACCGTTTATGGAGCCATGTTAAACCTACTAAAGAAGTATTTCACGCATTAAAGAATTATTTGGATACAAGATTTAAACCCAAACGTATTGAAAGCAATCACGGATATTTAGGCATCAAATTAAAAGAGGTTGAATATAAAAAGTCTAAGGAAAATTCATTGGTCGAAACATTTATATTTCAAGTATGTCAATTTTCTGATTGTAAAAAGGTTTTAAATTCAGTTTTATTGAGAGAATATCAAAAATGGAAAGTTTCTGTCAACAAAGAATTGTCTGATAATGATATGAAAGAAATTAAAGAATATTTAAATAATTCGCCTTACGCTCTTAAAGCTACAGTATGGACGTGTGAAGGAAATAATGAAGGATATTATGGTTTGTCTATAAAACAAAATGATTATAAACCAAAGCTTATTTCATCAACTGGTAAAAAAGTATATAAGAGAGAAGTACAATCAAATATTTTACTTGCAACATGGGATACAATAGCAAAGGCTGCCGAATTAGAAAAAATATCATCTGCTAAAATGAGCAGATGTGTAAAAAATAAAACTATAATAAATGATTATTACTATGCTACAGAATAGTTTTTATATTATTTAATATATTTTAGACCCTTTTACATTTCAACTGATTCTTAGCGTCAAGAAGGCGAGTAAATGGTAGAAAGATTCAGTATATTCAAATATAATGTATAATATATTATCGCATAATATATCATATGGTAGGTATCATAAATAAAAGTAAAAGTAATAAAAAGGGTCGAAACAAAACAATCAAACGAAATATTTCGCCACGTGCGACTCCATTCCCAATCGATGTTGTTTATACATGGAAGGGCGAAAACGCGTCAAATGATAGAAGATTGGGATATAATCACGAACTACAATATAGCTTGCGATCTGTTCATTTTTTCGCTCCGTGGGTGAATAAAATATTTATTTTGATGAATAATGCCAAACAACCTAGCTGGATTAAAGATAACAGCAAAATAATAATAGTTGAACATTCTGAAACATTTCCATCTGAAAAATATTTGCCAAATACAAATTCAAACGCAATAGAAACCACCATCGCAAATATTAAGGGTCTCTCGAATCATTATATATATTTTAATGACGACATATTTTTAGGTCGAAAAGTAAAATACACCGATTTCTTTACAAGCGACGGCAAAGCATTAATAGATGATTACACTCTTCAGACCAGAAATGTAGTTAAAGAGGATGGCGAACAAAAGTTGAAATTTGACTTGCCAAAAAGTGCGGACAAGTTGTACAAACACATTCCTATTTCACTAATTAAAAATTTAGTGTTGGACTTTAACAATACGTATTCTGATTATGTAGATTGGATACGCATGACAAAAAAAAGAAAAGACAAAGGGTATGATATTTGCGAAAAGAATAACTTGCTTTCCCCTTGTCAGCAAATACACTACCCGATAGCAGAATTCATGTATTTGCATAAAAAGGCAAAGATTGTTGACAATGAAAATGCTGCTTCGGTTTACTTGTCGTCCGCAATTGACGACTTTTCAGAAAAACTAGATGACATTATTGCTAGACGGCCCAAGTTTTTTTGTATAAACGACGTAGAACCAGATCCGGCAAAAAGAAAAGTTATTGCGTCTCAGATGTTAATATTTTTTAAGAAATATTTTCCGAATAAGGCTGATTTTGAAAAATAAAATTGTTTTTACCCATTTAACAATGGAAATCGTTCAATATTTTTTTACAAAACATATAATAATAAAATAATGTATATAAATTGTTCTGATCTATTTCACATTTATCTAGACACCACGAATTAAATACAAATTTACACGCCTCGTAGCATTTAATATAATTACGATTTTGAAAAGAATTGTGAATAAAATTTCTGATTGGACTATTGGGAGAATCGTACACGTGGTTATAATTTGTAATCATCTCATGATAATCACCGTAATAATGTTCAAATAATTCAGGGTGTTCAAAATAGACAGGACTATACAACTGTTCATCAGCATGACCATAGCCAAGCTCTAAATATTCTAAGAATTTATTCTCTAATAAATCGCAAACCTTGTACATATATTCTGCATTTCCAGTAAAAAACCCGCTACACATACTACATCTACCCCATTTAAAATATTCCTTGGTATTATTTATCAGGATTTCTGGAATATAATCAATGTAACATGTTGAAAACTTGTCTCTATTTATGGACAAACCCTCTTCCAATCTGATAAGATTTTTGAAACCCATTCTTTCAATGCAAAAATTAATCCAACAAAAATGAGTTGAGTTAAAAGGGTTTGTTTTTATAACTTCTTTTAACATTGCGTATCTTGCCATACAAAATAAATAGTAACTCGCCGTATTCCTATTATCAAAATGATACGGATTTTTTTTTCTATTTTCAATAATTTTAACTCTATAATCATCAAAACAGTCTGCTAACAAAATCCCATTCTTTTCAAACCTAAAACTATTAAATTCTTTAATGATATATATGGTTTTACTCTCTAAAAAGGCAGGTCGTATTTTTTTTATATAATCAATGCTATCTTCATCACAAAAAATAACCAGGTTATGTGGTAAATTCAGCGTTGACAAAGAATGACTAAGGTAGTAGTCAACGCCTTTGGCATTTATTTCCGGGCTGGCATCATAACATTTAGTTAAATTAAAATATGCTGTAACCATCGTCCAATTAGACACAACGAATTTATCAAATTGTATATCATGGTTAAAGGTAATAATTCCTGTCCCCGACCAATGACCAATATCTGTTAAGTCATACTTATACTTGTCTTCTATTTTATACCAAAAGTTGTCTCTCATTTCTTTAAAATACCATATATCGTCACAAATAACGAAACCTTTGTAATCTATTTCTTTGAGCCATGTAATAAATTCTAGTTCCATTATTCCATTGTGAGGATCAACATCTAAAAATATAAATGGTGAAGAAATAATTATATCTCTCCATTTATTGAAAATTGCTTTATCAAATAAATTATCCGTGCTGAAATGGATATTGTTAACATTTTTTACAGGAAGCGCCCCCTTGTCTACAATATCAAATGTATGTATTTTATTGCTGTTGTTGTACGACAAAGCAAGAGCCGAATGACCTTCGTGCGTTCCGATATCGATAATATTTGAATTATTAAATAATGTTGAGAAATAGGAAAGTAATTTATAATGCTCTTTTCCTGGAGATGAATAAAACTCGTGATGGTCGCCTAATAAAGTTTTAAATAAATCATAGTTAATTTTGGTTAGGTCGTCCTTATGTATGCTGTATTTCATATAATATTATTATTGTTGAATCCTTTAAATTATTTTAGATATAATAAATTGATATGTCAATGAAAACATCAATTTATTTGTAATAAAACTCAAATGTTAAATTATCGCGTTTAATCAACCTGCTCAAGGGTGTTTTTTTGAGCAAATGGACCGCTTACTAGCTGACTCGCACCATTGTCAGTTTTACCAGAAACAATATTTTCGCCCTCAAACAATTCCATACAAATATCGGCAGTAGATATGTTGTCCTGTTCTCTGAGCGCGGATTCTTGTGTATTCGCACTATTTACGCCAACCAAATTACCCTGCGCATCGATGGTTTGGGTTAGCGTATTACCGGATTTCTCAGCAGCCTTGATATTTTCGTCAATTGCCTTTTGTTTTGTTTCCTTCACACGCTGCTCAAAGGCATTCTTAGCATTTGCTTCATTCTTCGTCTTCTCACTCATCAACTGATTTAGCTCATCCTCCATATATTCAACGCGACCAGTCTTATATGCTTCGGGGTCCCACGGCATCCACATACCAACCGGACCAACATATACGTCGTGATTCGGATCTGCTTCACGTAACAACTTGCAGCGCAACTCAGCCTCTTCTTGTGAAGGATAAGAACCGCGAATTTTTAAGCCGCGTGTATTCGTTTGAAAGTTATGAGCGATATCAAATTTCTTCTGCAGCTCGTCTTCGTTCTTATCAATATATGTCTTGTAATCGTCATCCATTTTGGATTTAATAAGCGTTTCACGCTCTTCCTTGACAAACTCCTTAAAATCATTAGAAACATCATCGAACGAAACGTTGTATTTAAAAGAAATAAAATTTAGAAACTGAACAAACTTCTCCATTGATTTACTAAAATCCCACCCCTTTAGGAATTCCTCGAATAAAAATATCTGCTTTTCCTTGAGAATTTTTTCAGGAGAACAAAATGATATACACGCGAACTTTTGACCCGCAATTGGCTTGTCCTCTTCCAACAAGTCAACATATTTGGGGTTGGGCTTGCCGTTTAGTTGTTTTCTTTCAACACCTTTACCTTTGGTTCTATCCATTTAGTTATTTAGAGGATTTGATTTTAAGTTTTTTATCGCAATATATATATTTTTTTCTTTTGATTTAGTATAATGAACGGATTAATTAACATCGCTGAACTAGTTAAGAGAATCATTAAGTATCTCGTCGAGGGTTTAATGGTGGCCATTGCTGCCTATGCTATTCCTAAACGTTCCTTGAATATTGAGGAAATCGTGTTGATTGCCTTGACTGCTGCTGCCACATTCAGCATTCTTGACACCTACGTCCCCAGTATGGGTGCTACTGCCCGCTCTGGTGCTGGTTTCGGTATCGGTGCCAACTTGGTCAAATTCCCGGGTGGATTTTAAGTCAACCTAAGATTACACCAACGATCTAAGCTTATAATATATTTAATCTATTGTTAATATATTATGACGAAACAAATGAGGAAGAAGTCTAAACGTCGAATAATAAAGAGCCGACGTGGAAAAAAGTCTCGACGACAGACGCGTAAGCAGAGAGGCGGCAGGTGTTTTGGAAATGGTGTGGGAGCCAACAGTTCTGATCCAAATTTCTCAGTTTATAACACCAATTTACTAAAATTGTTCCCGTATAGACCAGAGAATTAAAATGTCGCGCATTTACAATGAGCAACGACAAAGCTGATATTTTACCGCTAAACCCGAGTTCTAAATTAGTTATTCATGATAAAGTCCATGACACAAGTAAAACAGCAGACACAAATAAAACGGAAGATAAAAGTAAAACAACGGATACAAATAAAGCTCTCGAAGACAAGTTGCTTTATTTTTGTTTCCCGTAATTGTTTGATATGGTTTTGGACACTATATCAAATTAACGTTCTAAATATAGAACAACCGCGTATGGAATAAATAAAATCATAAACCAGTAATACACGTCGCTAACCGTATAACTATAACCCTTATCTAAATCACCAAGCGAATATTTTATAATCAAAGATACAATAATTGGTATCATATATTTTTTAGGAAAATTAGATTTATTTGGTATATAAAAAAATAACAGCGTTAAAAATATCGCAATGACGGATATTATTACAAGTTGTTTCCACATATATTACATCAAGCAAAAAGAAAATTAATATAATGTTATTTATATACGACAAATGAGCAGTACACGACCACAACTCGTTCGAACCGCCTCAATTAATATTGATGAAGAAGATGCCGTAAATCCTACAAATGTTTCCACTCCACCTATAAATCCATTTCCTCGCAGGTCAACAACAACTAGAGTTACGGCGCCTGTAACAGAATCACTTGAATCAAAACTACTAGCAGAAAGCGTTTCCAATAAATTACTAAGAATAAAAAACCCGAACAAGATCAATTCGCAAACCTACATTCGTCATGTACATTATGTACTAAGCCTAGTACCAGAACCAACCGCAGCAGAAATACAAACGGCTA